TATTTATGGCTACTTTTAGATGTTTACAGAGTGGAAACACTGTATCTTTTACCTATCAGCACGATATTGATAGCATGAAGGGTCATTCAGGATATGTTCGTGTTGACCAAGAAGAGACAGATACTTATCAAAAACCTATTATTTTAGCTCGTCCACAGCCTGTTAAGAAGCTCGGGCGACCAAAGAAAGTAGCAAATGTCTGATATTGACCCAAGAGAATTCGGTAAATTAGAAGCCCAAGTTGAGGCTTTACAGCTAGAAGTTCATGGACTTCGACAAGATATTAAACTGCTTTTAGAGATGGCTAACAAGTCTAAAGGCGGATTCTTTGTTGGCATGGCAATAGCATCCTTTGCGGGTGGTGTAATCACTTTTATTGCTGACAGATTGTTTTCAAAATGAAACTCTTATCTGGTGAGTCTTGCCCTATAGCCACTCAGGATGTGTCTATTAACCTGAAGAACCGCAATAATGCGTTCAAGAAGTTTGGCTATGGCCCTCCTAACCCAGATGAGGCAAATGATGCTTTTTGGCTAAAGAAAGCCAAGATGTACAACGCTCCTACCGACACCATAAAGTCTATGAGATGCGGTAACTGTGCAGCGTTTATCCAAACACCTAAGATGATGGCTTGTATCGAGAGTGGGTTGGAAAAAGATGAGGGAGAAGGTCAACTCTCATACGATATAAATTTCATTAAAGCCGCAGATTTAGGATATTGCGACTTATTTCAGTTTACCTGTGCTGCCAAACGTACTTGTGATGCTTGGAAATCAGGTGGCCCTATTACTAAGGAGAAACCATGAAAAAGACTCAAACATACAAAAATGAAGCTAGTGCTTTAAAGGATGCAAAGAAAAAGGGTGCGCCAAGCATTACTTTTATGATTGCTGTTGGTAAGCCTAAAGGTCTACCTACTCGTGGTGGTCGTACTGCTACTAATATGATGAAGAAATCTGGACGTGGCAAATGAAAAAGACTAAAGCGGAAGCTAAGATCAGCAAAGTAATGAAAGAGTATGGTGCGGGTAAACTGCACTCTGGGTCTAAGAAAGGCCCTACTGTTACTTCTCAGAAACAAGCGATTGCAATTGCTTTATCAGAGGCTGGCAAGTCCAAGAAAAAGAAATGAAACAAGGACTATACGCTAACATCCATGCCAAGCAAGAACGCATTAAAGCGGGTTCTAAGGAAAAGATGCGTAAGGTTGGTTCTAAAGGCGCTCCTACTGCAAAGGACTTTAAGCAAGCAGCTAAGACTGCTAAAAAGAAATGAAGACTCATGCTTGGCAAAGAAAAGAGGGCCAAAACCCGAAAGGGGGCTTGAATGCCAAAGGAAGAGCATCGTATAATCAAGAAACTGGTGGTAATTTAAAGCCTCCAGTAAAGTCAGGCGACAACCCTCGTAGGGCCTCCTTTTTAGCACGTATGGGCAATATGCCTGGCGCTGAGATGAAAGATGGAAAGCCTACTAGACTTTTACTTTCTCTTAGAGCTTGGGGCGCAACGTCCAAGGAAGACGCTAAAGCAAAGGCTAAAGCGATCTCTAAGAGGAATAAATGAGACCACTATCAGTCGGAGTTAGCCCAGCAGCCACAGTGCTGACAACTGTTTACACAGTTCCTACGGGTTACTACGCCAAGTTTACTGTGATGTACATTCACAATACTGGTGTATCGACTAAGCACATTACTGTTCAGTGGTATGACGCTAGTTCCGCTACTACGTTAGATATTCTTACTGCTTACGACTTTACTTCAAAGCAATACCTTCAATTTGATGGCAATGCTTATATTGTTTTAGAAGAGGGCGATAAGATTCAAATTACTACGCAATCATCTAGTACGTTTAGTTTTATTGCTACTTTTGAACAAATAGGATTAACAAGAGCATGACCACATACCTTCAAGCTGTTAATGACGTTCTTGTTCGACTCAGAGAAGAGCAAGTATCTACTGTTACCGAAACAAGCTATTCCTCTTTGATTGGCAAGTTTGTCAATGATGCTAAGCGTCAGATTGAAGACTCTTATGAGTGGAACATATTGGGTACTACAGTAGTAGTTTCTACTGTTGCCAACACTTCCTCTTACTCCTTAACAGGAGCAGGTCAGAAGTTCCGTGTTCAAGACGTTATCAATGATACGAATAACACAGCCATGACAAACATCCCGTTTGTTAACATGAATCGTTATTTGAACTTTGGTACTGTCTCTAGTGGTGTACCTTTGTATTATGCTTTTGATGGTGTAGATGCCAGTTACGATACTAAAGTAACTGTATTCCCTATTCCTGACAGTGTTGTTAGTCTAAGATTTAGCTTGATCGTGCCACAAGCACCATTGACTTCTGATGCTACTGTGATTCTGATGCCATCTGAGTTGGTGGTTCAGAGTGCTTATGCTCGTGCTTTGGTTGAGCGTGGTGAGGATGGTGGTCTATCGTCTTCTGAGGCTTATCAGTTGTACAGGGCTATGCTTTCTGATTACATCTCTATGGAAGCTACTCGCTATCCAGAATTTGGCTCTTTTGAGGCTGTTTAATGGCTCAACAAATCCAAACATTCAGCATTAGCGCACCAGGCTTCTTTGGGTTGAACACTCAGGATAGCCCATTGGATTTAGCTAGTGGTTTTGCTTTGGTTGCCACTAATTGCGTGATTGACCAGTATGGTCGTATTGGTGCTAGAAAAGGTTGGACAAGGGTTAATTCTTCTTCTGGAAACCTTGGTGCTAACGATGTTGGCGTTATCCATGAGCTTGTTCAGTCTGATGGCACGTTAACAGTTCTCTTTGCTGGCAACAACAAGATATTCAAGCTCGGTGCTTCTAATGTAGTGACTGAGTTGACCTATGGGGGGGGTGGTACTGCTCCTACCATTACTGCAAGTAACTGGCAGTGTGCTTCCTTGAATGGGATTACTTACTTCTTTCAGACTGGTCACGACCCAATCATTTATGACCCTGCTGTTAGTACAACGACTTATAGACGTGTTTCTGAGAAGAGTGGCTATGTAGGGACTGTTCCTAGTGGAAATGTTGCTATAGCGGCTTATGGTCGCTTGTGGGTGGCTTCTTCTAGCACAGATAAGGTTACTGTTAGTTTCTCTGATCTGATTGCTGGTCATGTGTGGTCTGGTGGTACTACTGGTAATTTAGACACAAGTAGAGTTTGGCCTAATGGTGCTGATGAAGTTCAAGCATTGGCTGCTCACAATGGTTTCTTGTTTATCTTTGGTAAACGACAGATTCTTGTTTATCAGGGTGCGACTACTCCTGCAACGATGTCTATTTCTGACACAGTTGGAGGGATAGGTTGCTTATCAAGAGACAGCGTTCAGACAACCAGTTCTGATGTGATCTTCTTGTCAAACTCTGGTGTTCGTTCATTGATGAGAACAATTCAAGAGAAGTCTGCTCCTGAGAGGGACTTGTCTAAGAATGTGCGTAATGACTTGATGAGCGATGTTGCTTCACAGACATTGGCAAACATTAAGTCTGTTTACTCTGAGAGAGAAGGCTTCTATCTGTTGACGATGCCTGTTACTCAGTCTGTTTACTGCTTTGATACCAAAGTTATTCTGCAAGATGGTTCTTCCCGTGTAACCACTTGGGACTCGATTACTCCAACAGCCTTAGCATCTTTGAGAAGCGGTGCTGTATACATTGGTAAGAATGGCTACATTGGTCAATATACGGGCTATAACGACTACACAAGTGTGTATCGGTTTCAGTATTACACCAATCATGCAGACCTTGGTAATGTGAATCAGACATCTGTTTTAAAGAAGATTTCTGTTGTCGTTATTGGTGGAACGAATCAACCAGTCATCTTTAAATGGGGCTTTGACTTTAAGACAAACTATCTAAGCTCAACTGCAACCATCCCTGTTCAGGGTGTTTCTGAGTATGGCATTGCAGAATATGGTGCTAATGGAAATCCTGTTGCTTACTATTCTGATGGTATTGCATTAAATACTTTAAAAATATCTGCCAGTGGTACTGGTAAGGTTGTTCAGACAGGTTATGAATCAGATATTAACGGGTCACAACTTTCTATCCAAAAGATAGAAATCCAAGCTAAAAATGGGAAACTATCATGAGCGACTATACCAAAAGTACTAACTTTGCAAGTAAAGATAATCTTACTTCTGGCAATGCAAATAAGATTGTCAAAGGTACTGAGATTGATACTGAGTTCAACAACATTGCTACAGCTATTGCTACTAAGCAAGACTATGACTCTGATCTAGCGGCTTTCGCTGCTAAGACTGCGCCTACTGGTGATGTAGTTGGTACAACAGATACCCAAGGCTTGACAAACAAGACCCTGACAAACCCAACTGTTACGAACTATGTTGAGAGTGTTGTTGCAATTGGTACTGTATCAAGTTCACACACATTGGCATTGACAAGTGGTACTGTACAAACAGCAACCCTAACTGCTTCTACTGCTTGCACTTTTACGATGCCTACTGCTACTGCGGGTAAGTCGTTTATTTTGTTGCTTAAACAAGCGGCATCTACAGGGAATGGTACTGCGACATTTACTGGTGTTAAATGGAGTTCTGCTGGTACACCAACAATGACTGCTACTGCGGGAAAGATGGATATCTTCTCATTTGTTGCTGATGGCAATAATTGGTATGGCAATGCTACACAAGGATACACACCATAATGTTTGCTGCACTCAACTCTTTTCAAGTAGGTGGTAAGCCTACATTTGTTTCAGATGTTTTTAGTACATATTTGTATACAGGCAATGGCTCTACACAGACAATTACTAATGGGATTGATTTGTCTAACAGGGATGGGTTAGTTTGGATAAAACAAAGAAATAGTACAGGATTTCATAGACTTCTTGATACGTTACGTGGTGTTAATAGACCTTTATTTAGCAATTCTACAAATTCATCCCCAACACAAACAGAACTTCAATCGTTTAATGCAACAGGTTTTACAGTTACAGGGGCAAATACAAATGCCGCTTTTAACTACGTCTCATGGACATTCCGCAAACAACAAAAGTTCTTTGATGTTGTGACTTATACGGGGAATGGTTCTACAGGACTTCAAATTCCACACAATTTGGGCAGTGTTCCTGGGTGCATCATGATTAAACGTACAGACAGCACAAGTGCTTGGGCTGTTTATCACCGAATGCTTAATGGAGGCTCTGGGCCAGAGGATTACAAAATATTTTTGAATACAACTGCAGCACAGGCAGGCAGTTCTCCATACATAGTTTCTTCCGTTTCATCAACCAACTTTACTCTTGGTGGTGATGGTTCTGGTGGCGGTTCTACACTAACTAACGTCAATGGTGCAACTTATGTTGCCTACATATTTGCACATAATGCAGGTGGCTTTGGTCAGACTGGTACGGACAATGTGATTACGTGTGGGGGTTATACAACTGATGGTGACGGCAATGCAACAATAAATCTTGGGTACGTACCACAATGGCTTTTAGTTAAGAACACTTCCGCACCTGCAAGTTGGGTTCTTGTAGATAATGCACGAGGATTTGGTAGTACAGTAGATTCAACTAATAGATTAGTTCCTGATACTTCAGAAGTTGAAGTAGTTGGAAGTACGCCTTATTACGTTACATCAAATGGATTTACTGCTGCATCTGGGCCTTCAGTAAATTTTATTTACGTAGCAATTAAAGCTAGTTAAGGAAATATCATGGCAGTAACAAACCAAGAGCTATTTAATATCTTTCTTGCCAATCCGAATATGTCGGATGCACAGATTGTTTCTCTAATGGAGACCAGAGGGATTAGTCCTGCACAAGTTTCACAAACATTTGGTCTACCTGAAGGACAGATTGCGGCTCGTGTAGGCGCTACATTGCCTCCTAATCAAGCCGTATTGCTTGGAGATACTTATGTTCAAGCAGTTAATCCAATACAAGGTTCTGGTGAAAATGAACAAGTTGGTGCTTTAGAAAATGTCATCACTTACAAAGCAAGTGAAAACAAGGTTGGTGGGAATATTCAATACTATTCTCCAACTGGTGAATATCAACAAACTACCAAACAACAAGAAGTAAATGCCACCAAAGACTTTCTAAAGTTTGCGGCAGGTGCAGGTGCTTTATTTGGTGGTGGTGCTTTACTAAATTCTTTAACTGGTGGTGCAGGTGCATTAGCTACAGAAGGTTTAACACTTGGTGAATTAGGACTAGGCGGTTTTGAACTTGGTGCTGTTACTAATGTGGCTGATATTGTCGCTGGAACAGAAGCAGGGCTTCTTACAGGCACACCTACTGGTGGACTTATGGGTACAGGCACAGGGCTAACTGCCGCTGGTGCAGGTGGTCTTAGTGGCGCCATGAGTACTCTTGGTGGTGAAGCTGCTTTAGGTACTGGTATTGGCGCTGGTTCTGCAGCAGTAGGTTCAACATTATCTGGATTAGAAACTGGTGTTGGCACGGGACTTTTAAGTTCTGGTTTAACTGGTAGTGCATTGGCTAATGGCGCTTTAACTAATTTAGGAGGTGCAGCCGCCAATACATTGCTTGGTAATGCCGTTACTGGTGGATTAGGATTAGCGGGTGGTGTTTTACAACAACAACAATCAAGAGAAGCGGCTCAGACTGCCGCACAGAATGTCAAGACTGCTACACAGCAAGCCGTAGAAGCCTCTCAGTTCCGTCCTGTTGGCATGACCACTCGCTTTGGTACGTCTAACTACACCTATGACCCTGTAACGGGTCGTATGACTTCTGCTGGTTATCAGTTATCACCAGAAGCTAAGGCGGCTCAGGATCGCTTAGTTGGCTTGGCAGGTCGTGGTTTAAGTCAAGCAGAACAAGCACAAAGTCAGTTTGCCCCACTACAAACAGCGGCTCAGAATTTGTATTCGCTTGGTAGTCAGTACATTGCAAAATCTCCAGAAGAAGCTGCACAAGATTACATTAACAAGCAAATGCAATTATTACAACCAAGTCGTGAATTAGATTTGGCTAATCTGCAAAACAGACTTTTCCAACAAGGCAGAACTGGCGTTTCTGTTGCTCAAGGCGGTACTTTGGGTGCTACTACTCCTGAGCTACAGGCTTTGTATAACGCTCGTGCAATGCAAGACTTACAGTTGGCTTCACAAGCCACGCAAGCAGGTCAAGCTAATACTTTATTCGGAAGTAATTTGTATGATTTAGGAACTGCAAAACTGTCTAACTATTATGGTGGTCAGGCACAGGCTTACCAACCATTTACAACTGCTTTGGGACAAGTACAGAACTTGGAGACTCAAGCACAACAACCTTTGGCTATGGGTGCTAATCTTGCTCAACAAGCATCCACAGCAGGTGCTAGGGCTGGTCAATTAGGTCTTACAGGCGCTCAGATACAAGGTAACTTAATGACAAGCAATGCAGTTACCAATAATCCTTATGCGGCTTTCTTGAGTGGTTTGGGTTCTCCAACTTCTACATTAGGTCAGGGATTGGCTAACTACATTACTGGTTACAACCCAACTGCTGACCAAAATGCAGTGCTTAACCCTTACTTATTTAATACTGGTTCTGTTTGGAACGGCTAATTTAAAGGAAAAATCATGGCAACAGATATTGCAGGATTGTTTGGCTTAACGCCACAAATGTACGAACAAGGTATTCGTCAGTCGGCTATGAATGAAGGTGCGGCTTACGCACGTATGGCCCCAGAAGATAGAGCAATTGCTGGTATTTACTCAGCGGGTGCAGGCTTAGGTCGTGTTGGTGGCGGTTTAATGGGTGTAGAAGACCCACAACTTCAAAGAATTACGCAGCAAGATCAGTTGTTGCGGGGTTTGAATTTGCGTGATCCGCAGTCTTTAGAGCAAGCCGCTGTTCAAGCGAACCAAATGGGTAACACGCCATTGGCTATGAAATTGTTTGAGTTAGCTGATGCGGCAACAGTTAGAGCGCAACAAGCGCAAACTCAAAGCCAAACTTCTTTGGCACAACTTATTGCACAACGTGCTTACCAGCCAGGCACTGCGGAAAGACCGCAAATGTTGGATGTTCAAGAGCAACAACAAATGGCAGATCAAGGCACACCAATGCCTGAGAACATTGCCGCTACTGCACCAAGCTATGACATTCGCAGAGTTGCGCCTCAATTACAAGCACTTGGCGCACCTGGCCTTGCTCAACTAACTGCGGGACTTGCTGCACAAAAAGCAATGTGGCCAGAAACAGTTTCAATTAAAGAAGGTGAAACACTTTACACAGTCCCAACCGAGGAGGGCCAAGGCTATAAAGCCATTGCTACTGGTGGCGAGAAACCAAGACCATTTACAGGCGATTTGGCAAATGCTGCCAACATTTTGTATCGGACTGATGATCCGGCTAAGATTTTTGCAAAGTTTGGGCAAGCTGGACTTGATGCTGTTGAGCAAAGAGCAGCCAAAATAGCTGAAGGAAAACGTCCAGTTACTAACATAACAGCGCCAGTATCAATCAATATGCAAAAAGGTTTTGGTGAAGATTTAACTGAAACTTTAACTGCGAATCTAAGGGCTGGCAGAGTTGCAGGCAATACTCTAGGCACTGTGCAAGGCATGAAAGCCTTGATTGATGAAGGAACAAGAACGGGATTTGGTACTGAAACTATGGTTCAGTTAGCCAGAGCAGGACAAGCATTTGATCCAAACTTTAAAGTTTCAGGAGTTGCGGGTGCTGAAGCATTCCAAGCATTTTCTAATTCGGTGATTTTGCCAGAAGTGAAAAAACTTGGAGTTAATCCAACTGATACTGACTTGAAGTTTATTGTTCAAGGCTCTCCAAGTCTTTCAAAGTCTCCACAGGGTAACTTGATTCTGTTGGACACATTGGAATTAAAACTTCAACGTGAGCAAGACTTGGCTAAATTTAGCAATCAATGGTTATCCCAAAATGCTAATACTGTTAAAACCAACCCAATTATTGCTCAGACACAATTTAATGATGCGTTTAATAACTATGTTCAAGCAAGCCCACTTTATAAGCCGCAAGCAGATGCTTTACGTCAGCGCATAAACCAGCTGCAAACACAAGGCGCAGGCCGAACACCAACTCCTGCTCGAAATACCTTGCAACGTGGCGGCTTCACAAATCCTTAATGGAGTAAAAAATGGCAACCCTAAAAGATCAAATTACCGACTTACAGAATGAACTGCTTGTTGCCAAGGATGAGGGCAAAATAACACCTGAAGGTGTAAAGTTGCTAGATCAAATTCAAGGCGGTCAATGGCAAACTGGTGGGTTTGGTCAGTTCTTAAAGGGCATGACCATGAACTTCTCAGACGAAGGCATTGGTGCGTTAAAGTCTTTTATCTCTTCTGACCCAAAGAACATTGCTCAAGCAATTAAGAAAATTAACCCACAAGAGCCTCAACCAAGTCCAATGGATGTTGGTATCGCACTTGAAAGAGTTGGTCAATCAGAATACTCACAAGAAAATCCACTTAAATCCGCTGCATTGCAAATCGGTGGAGGAATGGTTCCATCACTGGTTACAAGAAAGCCAGGCCCCTCCTCCACAATGGGACAAATGGGATTGGCTGGGCTTGCGGGTGCTACTTCTGGTATCGGTGAATCTGAAGCTGCTTTATTTAGCCCAGAAACAGGACAAGAAGCTTTAACAGGTACTGGCATAGCTATGGCATCAGTGCCAGTTGCCAAAGGTCTTGGTTTTATAGTTGGCAAAGGTTACAGGTCAGCAGTCAGTGCCATGTTTGACAACCCTCAACGAATGGGCGTTGATCAGTCTAGGGCGATGATTAGAGAGGCTTTGGGGGCAGATGCTGGTGGCGTAGATGAAGCCATTAAGATGATCCTAGACAAGTCTGGCAAGCCTTATACGCTTGCAGATATTGGCCCTAACACAAGGGCATATTTGGATGCGGTAAACCAACTGCCTGGGCCAGGCAAGCAAGTGGCAAAAACTTTCCTAGAGGACAGAGACAAGGGTTTACTCAAGCGTTTGACAAGCGATATGCAAGTTGCGTTTGGTGGTAAGGCTGCTTACTTTGACGAATTTAATGCTTTAAAAGAGGCACGTTCAGCAATTGGCGGCAAATTGTATGGTGCTGCCTTACCAAGACCCGTTGAGATCACTCAAGAATTTACTGATTTGCTTCAGCGTCCAAGCATGAAACAGGCTTATGACAGAGCAGTCAACTTGGCTCAAGAGCAAGGCATTAAATTGCCTAAAGTTCAGATTGACTCAAAAACTGGTCAACTACTAACTGACAAAGGCTCACCAGTTACAAGCATTGATACCACTTTCATGCACTACATGAAGATGGGGCTTGATGACTTGATATATACAGGGAAATCACCAACATCAGGCATGGGTAACACACAACTTGGTTCAATCAAGCAAACAAGGGGTGCGTTTATTGATTTGTTAGACAACTCAAACCCTGCATACAAGAGAGCAAGAGATTATTGGGCAAACGATACTGCGGTCATGGATGCCATGAACGAAGGCAGAACAATTTTTAGCAAGAAACCTGCTGATTTAGATGCTCTTTTAAATGATGTGAAAACTATGTCTAAGTCTGAAAAGGATGCTTTAAGACTTGGAACAATGCAAAGTATGCTTGATCGTCTTGGTGGTGCTCAAACAGCAGACACAATGGTCAGTGCAGTTGGCAATCCTGCAATGGATATATTGAAGAATCCTAAGAATGTCAGGATTATTCGATCAACATTTGACACTGATGAGGCTGGTCAAAAAGCTTACAACAAGTTCATGGGCAACTTAATGAGTGAAGTTGAAATGAAAACCACTTCTAAAGTTGTTTTGCAAGGCTCACAGACTGCTGGGCGTGGTGAAGCAATCAGGGCAATTAAAGAAGGTGCTCAGAGAGAGTTGCCAGTTATGACAGGCGCACAATTCATTATGAGAGCTTTGCAAAGAGATTTCCAAGACCTTGGTGATCAACAACTCAAGGCTACTGCCAGTGAAATTGCAAGGGTTTTGACAACAAGTGATCCAACCAAATTGCAAAGAATTGCTAAAGAGTTGGCGGGCAATGATATCAGAACTGTTTTGCGAAAAGAAGCGCCAGAGGTGTTGCCAATTTTAGGTAGGGCATTGCTTGGGCCGTTTTCCATTGGTTCAATGAGTGGCAATATAGCGCCAAACATTAACCAGATGGCAACAGGTATGTTGTCCGGTCAATAACATGAAAGACTTTACCGAAGCAATCATTGCCTCGGCCTGTGTTGCTTGCTTTGTCATCTTTTGTAGCTACATTATTGTTTGGGCGTACCCTTGAAATGGCTATTGATGCTTTCAATGTTGTTTACATTGGTGGCATCTAGTAAAGAGAAAACTGAATACAGATGTGTTAGATGGGCATGGACAGGTGATGTTTACAGCCGCAAGGTTTGGTGTCTTGAATGGAAAAAAGTTGAACGAAAATGATTGATCCAGTAACAGCCCTAGCTGGCATACAGTCAGCGGTCAAACTCATCAAACAGGCTTCAAAAACTGTTGATGATGTAGCCTCGCTCGGCCCACTTTTAGGCAAGTATTTCAACGCAAAGTCCGAAGCCACCAAGGCCGTAGCAGCCGCCAAAAAGGGTGGTTCTTCTATGGGTATGGCCATCGAGATTGAGATGGCTTTAGAGTCCACGAGGGAGTTTGAAAAAGAGCTGCAAATGCTTTTCTTTCAGGCAAATAAAATGGACGTCTGGGCCAAGATAAAGGCCAGAGCAGCGGCCATGGATGTAGAAGACGCACACAATGCGCGTAAAGAAAAAGAAGCAGCTGAGAGAAAGAAAAAGGAAGACCAAGAAGATTTGGAACTTGGCCTAATGCTTGGTGGACTGGTACTTGCAATTGTTCTTTGCGCTTACGGCATCTATGAAGTATTAGACCATTGCGCACAAGTAAGGTGTGGCAGATGAACGAATATCAAAAGACTGCTGATATGGCTTTCAAGATAGTGGGCTATTCTTGGGGAGCAATATTGTTCTTTGACATTATGAAAGTGCTGCCTAATTTCCTGTCAGACAGAATAATGAACGCCATCATTGCCAGGCTGCCAATATGAAATACTTATTGCTTCTGTTGTTACTTACTGGCTGCGAAGAAAAGTATCGCTATAAGTGCCAGAATCCTGACAACTTTCATGCAACAGAGTGCCAAAAACCTAGATGTCTGTTTACTCAGACTTGCCCAGAATATTTGGTAGCACCCATCTTGGAGAAAAAAGTTGACGAAGTTAAACCTAACAACTGAAGAGATTGAGGTCAGAGTCTGGAGCATTGTCGTGCTTGCTGTTACTTTGATTCTTTTCTTTATCGTGGTCGCGCTTTTGTATTCAGTGACTTTTGTCACTCAGCCAATCAAAAGCATGGCGCCAATTGACCAGGCTTATACAAAGATGCTGAACGACATTGTTCTGCTTATCGTTGGCGGTATTGGCGGTGTTATTGGTAAACGGGCAATGACTTCTAAGCAACAGCCGACCCAACAACAGCCAACGTGCCAACCAATGGGTTATGGAGGCTCTCAGGGCGGTTTTAACGCCTCCTATGGTACGCAGACATGGACTTCACCATCAGGAGCTTTACCCGCTTGGGTGAACCCTGAGTTGGATGAGAGTTGGACACCTGGCCCTCCTCCTACGACTCCCCCTGACCACTTGGAAAACGACTATGAGCGCATCCAGTTGGCAGAAGCTAGAAAAGAGGCTGAGTAATGTTTGGCATACCTTTACCTTGGTTACTTGTTGGTTTAGCAATTAGTCTGTTTGGGACTTATCGTGGTGGCTACCATTTTGGGTGGTCAGACAGGGATAAGGAAATGCAGATTGAGATAGCCAAGAAGAATGAGGAATCTAGGACTACTGAGCAGAAACTAAACGAGCAGTTAAACACTACCGCAACCAAACTCATGGAGACTACAAATGTTGTCAATCAAAAACAGTCTGCTCTTAATCGTGCTATCAGCGCTGGTCGGGTGCGCATCTCCGCCCCCAGTTGTGTACAAACCCCCGCAAATACCCCCGTTGCCACCACAGATACAAAAGCAACCAGTGAACCTGACAGAGCGCCTGACCCAGCTCCTGATGCCGAACGAGCAACCCTCCAAGCCATCGCAGAAATAGTCGCTCAAGGTGATAGAAATACTGCTGCTTTGAACGCTTGTATTGAGTCGTATGACCAAGTAAGGAATCTCTTAAATGATAAACGCTAATCAACTTGATAGCCTTCACATAAGTCCTGTTTGGGTAGATGCTTTGAACGCTACTTTTGAGAGGTTTGACATCTCTAGCAACCTGAGAAAAGCCGCTTTTATTGGTCAATGTGGGC